AACTTACGTATACGACTCCGTACGCCACGCGGGAACAGATACTCGCCGCATCAGAATATGGTAGTACTCCAACCAACCTGTACCCTACGCTGTCATACCCCCATGCAGCCACCTCGAGCGGCATTGCCTTTAGCTCCGGCGCGATTTCGTTGACAAGGGTTCGGACTGTAGCCTTACTCATCCTCTGTTTTAGCAGCTGCAATATCGGGTATCGCCCCAAGACTCCAGTCCACTTGTCCATGCCGAGCGCCTCTACCTCCGTGCAACTACCAGGCAACCTATACGCCCGCTCGAACCTGAAACGGTAGCTGCTGCAGTCCCCTGTCGTTCCGGCCTGCGTGACGACGCTCTTCGTATACGATGCGTCAATCATGGCATTTTCGACCGAAACCTTTGTTTGCTGCAGTGCCCACCGCTCCACGCTAGTTGCTGCGTATGTTAGGTAGTCAGTAGTCGCATTGTGGTCCACTAGATCATTGTCTCCTCTCATTTGGTACCTTTTCCTTTCGTCGACCAGAGAAAATTCCCGTACAGTATTATCACCTTCGTAGACCGGCCCCGGTCCGAGTGTCGTCCGTCCTTCGAGCAGGTTGATGACGTGTCTAACCGGGATGCCAGTCCGTTTTGAGGCTGCGTGCACTAATAGCCTTGTGCAGGCATATCTCCCCCCCGATCTATTAGCCAGAGACCGGCATTGCACAATGATGCTCCGCGCCCGCTCATCCGGCGTCAAAGACAGGTCAGACGTCCAATTTCCGCTAACCGCACTCGCAATCGTACGCGCGACGTATCCAATAGCATGCTTCTTTGAGATAGCCATGCGCAGAAATTCGCCCGACACGATCCCTATGCTTTGCTTAGTCGGGTTCATCCTGCATATAGTCCGGGACATTGATGTTATGAGTTCTTCCGCCTCTCCTGGCCCAGCGCATGCTGCCATGACGTCATCTCCCACATGTATCGACTTTAGCCGTCTGAACAGTTGTGGGTTTGCGCACATGATGTATGCCGCATTTAACATGCTGTTGATAAAGGTCGTGCACCTATGTCCAGACATGAGTGTGCTGTGCGCGTAGCCCACATCCACGCCGCCGACGCAGATGAGCATCTTCCTGAAGCTATCTACCAGCCTCTTACCCATCAGCTCCGGATACCCTGTCACATCAATTAGCTCCTCAAACAGGATTTCCTGGGCTCTGAGCGTGTGTTGGCTATTAAAGTCGTCATAGTCGAGCGCCGCATAACAAGCTCCCTTGGTCATGTTGCGTACCCGCCGAGCTATGCCTGCAGCGCCTCCCTGTCCGGGGTCCAGCACTATCCGTCTGCCCTTCCATGCACGCTCGACGCCCTGCATTATGTGCTCGAAAGCCACGTATGACACGGTGTCGCACGCCAGTAGCAGCCGAGTCTTCCCGTGTTCTAGTTTTGAACTAGGCGACACATAGACCTTACCGTCCCACTCGAGTAGCGGGTTCAGCTTCCAGCTTTCTATCGCTACCCTTCAGTGCACCTGCCCCTTGTACTTGACCAGCCACCTTTTATCGTGCTTTTCAGCTAAGCGCGAGTGGCCGCCGTTAACACACCACGCCCACCGATTCTCCCAAAATTCGTTGACATCCTTAAACTCGAGTCTGTCCATGTCAAGTTCTCCATGAAGTAACTCGCGTATACACGACCTCAGCAAATCGTCAGGGAAGATATCAGGCGCTGGAGTTCCGTGGCCGGTGGCGCGCAATGTGGCCTCCGCACCCACGTCAATTGGCGATACCCCCCTGCCTAGCAGACAGTTGGCTTCCGCGAGCACAGCCCCTCCAAACTCCGCGGCTTGGCCGAGCGCTTTAATGCTGCTGCTGACAGCCTTGGCATTGTCAGGCTGCTTAATTGCCGCGATCGCAATAGACCACGCATCGTCACCGTAATATGGTTCAATGGCCCTGGCGTACATGACGGCTGCACAGCCTTGATCATTAGTCATCCCCCACAGCTCCTTGCGCCACCTCATCATGCTTGTGTAAGCTGTACGATCGTACTTAAGAGCCGATCGGACCAGTTGGCGGAAGTAAACATTAGTCTTTGAAGCAGCTGCGGGATGTGCTTTCAGACGTAACCAATCCTTTGGTGGTAAATCACCATCTTTCCATTCGTGAACAACCTCCTGATAGACAGGGGTGGTAGGCAGTTCATACGCATTCCTTACAGTCCACCGACACAGTTCAAAGCTGTAAGGTACTTGAACCGTGGCATCACATGCCAGCGTCGACACCGCTGCTGCGGCAACTGGGCCCTCCTTTGCGTAGCAAGTGTAGACGTACGCATACTGGCGGGCCAATCCCCATCGGCAGAAGTCATCCGGCAGCTGGGGGGCCGCCTGATGCATGGCGACCCCAAGCCTTCCTAGAGAGGCAGACCGTTGAATCAGCCTCTCCGTGAGTGACGGGACACTCATTGTGCAGGGGGCGCACTGCTAGCGCCGCCTGCTTGAAGGGGCTGCACTTCCCCTGAGTCGGTTTCAACAACAGCTGGCCTGGCGCCAGAGGTTTGGGCTGCTTCTTGGACGGGCTGCTTAGCCACCGTCACAACTACGTCTTGTCGACCAGGCGGCCTGGGTGCGCGGAACTGGTCTGCCCCCATTAGCGTTGCCTTTGCTGCCGGTGCCCCCCTGGCGGTCTGTCGGGGTGGGGGTGGAGTCACATCCGCCCTCACCACGCCGCTCACCGTAGGCACGTCGACACCCGTGAGCCATGCCACAGGCGATTCGCCCATTATAGCCATGTCTTCCGAGCCAGTTAGCCAGTCTGCTGTTTTGCGAGCTCCCATCCGTGTTGCAGATAGTGATGCAGCCGCTGCCGTCCGTGCACGACGCACGCATTTGTTACGCTCACCCAGTCCGCCAGTCCCGATGTAGTTGGGCGCACCGGTTCGCATGGTGACCCCCACGCCAACCTCTTCTGCGTCCTTGAGGTTAGTGACTGCAGTATCCCACGTGTCATAGTCAATGGTGCACTTGACTGCGTGCGCACCGATAGCCTCACCTGTATATAGCAGCTCAGCCGGCGCTGGTAGCGAACAATCTCCTCGCTCCCACAAGTATTCAGTCAAGTCTGCACCCCTCTCAACAGAAATCCTGACATCTTCCTGTGTACCGCCGCGCAGAGCAAAACCGTCATATGCCGCTTGCCTGATGTGTAGCGCCCCCAATCCGTCGGATTTGTTGTAGCGGTGGAAGAGGACTGCACCGCACGTTCTCGCGCTACGCCAAGTAAAGTACCACTGTTCAATGGCAGAACCCCCTCTTGCGACCTTGATGTTCTCAAAGTACTGTAAGGTAGTAGCATCCCGCTTGCCCGTGTACACACCGTACCCTGCTTCCTGCGCCGGGCCCACGAATGACGCCGGGCTATCGATCAGGGAAGTGGGCTCGATCCAGTAATATGGGGCCACTACCGCTTGGTTGAGGTGGCGGTTGGGCTGGCCAGCTAGCGCAGCGAAGCTGGCTTCCAGATGCACGCGAGCCACGTCGAGACCTCCGTCAGACACGCCCGCTGCCCTAGCAAGGTTTCGGACGTATAAGTCGGCGAAACCGCTACATGTGGCCGCAGCGGACGAGCTTAACTCAATGCTGTAAGCTGCGACTGACTCAGACGCCTTGCCACCTGACTTCTTAGCGCTGACAGCCGCTAAAACGGTCGGGTAGTCACGCCCTCTGTAACTAATCAGCGGGTCAGACAGTGCTGACACCCCTGCTGTCAACAGGCAGAGCCCATCGACAATCGCCACAAACGAGTCGTTGGACGTAACATCTGGCATTGGCAAGCCAGTGAATGTCCCTGCATTGGCACA